GTAGAAGCTTTATCAACGGCTCTAACTCTAGTGCCTAGTGGCAAAAGTTGAGTTGTTGAGATGTCGGCGATAGCTTGAGGAATAACCCTGTTATTAACAGGAACGAAAGTAGACATGTTTTTAAAATATTAAGGTTATTAATTAAGCGTGCATAACGCCATGAACTCTTGCATTGTCCATAGTCATGTTTCCAACGAAAACCATCGGAGTGACATAAGCTAATTGGTTAGTTGGTCTTTGAGTTTCCCCAGCCTCAAACAATGATTTGCCTAGATATTTCAAGAAAATGTGATTAGTATTTAGGAAATACATGTGAGACGCAGGGCATTCTGGATCGTAGAACACGTCAGAACCATTATAAGCGTAGCCAACAAAACCTAGAGATCCCTTCTTATCATCAGTAATTCTTTGAATTGTGTTCAAAGAAGATTTGAAATAAGTAAAGTAAACACTATCAGCTAAGATTAAATCAGGGATTGATGCAGCTTGAGCTTGGCAACGAAGATAAAGCGTATCCATTGCGGCTTGAATAGTAGTCGCGGAAGCGGTTACAGATTCAACTGAAAAATCATACAGTTTATTTTGCCAAAAAGAGTAGTTAGCGCGATTAATACCGCCTACAGTTCCAGAGGTTGGAGCGTCAGACACTAGATATTGTAGACCACCAATATCTTTACCACCAGAACCAGTTCCGTCAGCATAAACTGAAGTACCAATAGTATTTTCTAAAGAGCTTTTTAGGTTCTTCATTTTAGCCATTAGTAGATCAACAATTTTTTGCTCACCAGCGTTTTGCTTCAATTCTAGGTCAGATGTTTCAACTGTACCTGTCATGATTTTTTGTGCAAATGTTGCTGTTGTGATTACGTCTTGTGAAGTAGTGTTGAGGGTATCGTATGCGCCTTGGTATTGAACAGTACCGTTAGAAGCATAAAATAGTTTTTCTTCAAATGAAGCACCACCGCCTTTTTTAACGATATTTCCTTTAGCTTGCAATTTTGCAAATAAAGGGTGGTTGTTTAGAACGTTATCAACAATCTTTGGGGCATAGTTCGCCAAAGTAGTAGTTAATAACTGTCCTACTGTAGAGTTTGGATTGGTCATTGTTTATATTTATTAAAATTAAAAAAAATTTGTAATAAATATTGATGCCTAGTTACCAAGTAATACCAGTTTTCCTGACAATATCTAGAAGTGCAGCGCGATCATCAGCGTGGGCTACTTCTACACTAGAAGTCCTCCCTGAGAATTTTTTAAGCCTCTTGGCTTTTTCCAATTCCTTTTTTCGCTTTTCTTCGGCTTCTTTAGCGATTCTATTATCTCTTTCAACAACTAGATCATCATCCATTAATTCCGCTTTCTTATAAGCTGTTAGCAATCTTTCTTTACGCTCTTTTGCGTTAGTAGGAAAGCCATTTTTCTTATTCAGAATAACTAGAATGTCATAAATATCGTTTTCTAGTTTTTCAAAATGAGGATATTTTAAATCACCATCTTCATTTTCAGAATTAGCAAAATCATCAATTTCTTGATTGATAAGATTGTTTAATTCCTCTTGTTTGGAATTCTTTAATTGCTTGAGTTCAGACTCAATATTTTTCAACTTATTGTCTTTTTCTATCTCTTCTGGAGTGCGATAATCGTACTCATCTTGAACAGGTTCTATAAGACTGTTTATATCGACTTTAGCAAATTTAGCTAAGTCTTTTAATGTTTGGATTGGGTCTTTCTTAAAAGCATCATCAAACGCTTTAAGATTAGCCATTTCCTTTTTAGTGTTTCCTAACTCAAGTCTAACCTGATCCTCTCTAGCACGTAAAACTTTACCTGCATTTATGATCTTTGCTTGTGCTTCGGGATCTTTTATTGATTTAACGGCATCCCTAAACTCCTTCGGTTGCCCGCTGAGTTGCTTGTAGAGATCGTTGCCCTTAATATCAGAATCTTTTTTCTCATCTTTATCTTCTTCTGTTGTTTTTTCCTCACCTTCTTCTTGCGATTCTTCTTTATCTAAATCGCTTTCATCTTCTTTTTCTTCTACTTCTTCGCCTTCTTTCTCCTCAATAGGATTTTCTTTTGTTTCTTTTGTTTCTTTGGTTTCGTCAGCTTCTTCGCCTTCTTTCTCAAAAGATTGAACGGCTGTCAGTAATTCTTCTCTCAAAATGTCTTGCTCTTTCATATTTTATTTTTTAGTTGACACGGAACATGGTCTCAAACTGTAACTCTTAAAGTATTACTTTAAAAGTAATTTCTTAAATATTTGGTGTCAAGCATTTTATTGATCCTCTCTTGTGTTTAAAGTTGCAATTGTAAAAGTAGACGTACCAGTTGTTGCTGTTGCTGCCACTGTGATTGTTTCACCCGGCTGGATTGTTACAGTATCTTCAAGGGTAACTTGTATTGATCCGCTTTGTCCAACTGGTATTACTTGAATAATTTGCCCATTATCTGTAATTGTTGCGGTGGTTGCTGCTGTATCTACATAAACACAAGAATTAGCAGACCAAGAACTCCAAGAAGGAGTCCCTACAAGTGTTGCGTTTTTCAATAAATAGTAGGTAATCGGGGTTGCGTCATCGTGTGCGCCGCCAAAACTTAAAAGATTTACAACTGATTGATTAGCTCTTTCTGTTATGTCGTGTCCGTGAATTAAATCGTTTCTGATAGAAAATAAAGAGTAGTAAGCTCCTGTTGTTACTGCGGTTGATACATCGGAAAAGCTAGAACGTGGGCCAGTTAATCTTATTTGACCCTCAATAAACCCTGAGCAAGACGCAGCTTTAACGCTTAAATCTGTTGTAGAACCTGCAGAATAGGCAGTCATCGTAAAAGGGAAAGAGGGTTGACTTACACTTACTGCTGTTCTTGTATTTGGGATTTTAATTGTATGAACAGTTACGAAGTCAGCATTATTTCCATCGGGCGGAATAACTTCCACTTTAAACGTAATAGCACCAAAGCCTAAATATTGAATATCAATCTGAAATACATTACCTTTAGTAGGGTCAAGAGTAACGCCAGACGCTCCAGTTCCATCTAGTTTATCACCGTTCCAAGTGCTTTGCGGAATGAAAGTGTCAGTGCTTGTTACACCTTCTAAGGTAGTAGCAAAAGAAGCGGTAACTCCTGCCCCTGTTGCTGTGTAAGTTCCACTTTTAGGTGTGGCTTCATCTGCTAAAAATATGACTGTTGATCCTCTCGCCTCTGCCTTCCAACCAACATAAGTTCCTGCGGCTATTTTATTGGCAACTGCTGTAATTGTATCACCAGAATCAACAGCAATATCAACACCCGTTGCATCATTTAAAACAATTGATACGTTTCCAGAGGTTGCAGTGTGAGCAGATACTGTCAAAGTTCTAATTGCACGAACACCGCCAGTTACATGAAAAATACCGAACTCTTGGCTTGTTAATCCTGCCGCTGCTAAATGAGCATAACCAAAATAGAAACCCGCTTCCGAAGTTCCAACTCCAGCTATTAAATACGAGCTATCAGCGCGGGCAGGAAATAAAGCGGTGAATCTTGAAACGATACCTTGACCAGCCCTATATCTTAGACGCTTTCTGGTTTGTAGCGTAGCAAAAGAGTATGAAGTTGTACCAGTTGAAACGGAGAATAAATTACTTGCCCCAGAAACGCTTGCAGAATTTGCGCCAGCAATCGCCCTACCTGTTGTTGAGATCATTTCAGACGCATTAATTCCATACACAGAATCAACTTGAAATATTGGCGTTAATGCTTCCGCATGAACTGATCCAAAAGGCAAGCGTGGCGCATGGACTGCAACTTCTAAATGCCCTTCCGCTGTTGATTTAATCGGCGTAGGTTGTCCTGAATCTGTCTCGCATAATATCGAAGTTGGTCTTACTAAAATACTCATAGATTCCTATTAATTATCATCAATTGTTTTTCCCATGGATTTTAAAGAGTCCATGTAAGAGCGTTTACTTGTATAATATTTTTTATCTGCATGATTAAAGATTGCTCCTTTCTCGCTGATATACTGATCAACAGTTGGATCTTTTCCGCTGTAGTGTAACGGTCTTTCTGATTTATAAGAAGGGCGTCTATCTATTTCGATCCAGAGCGCATCCCCATCCTTGTAAACTAATTTTTTTACTGTCATTTAAACGAAAGTTTGTTTGTTAGAATCTCTGATTATTCCGCTTAAATGTTCCGTTTCCGCAATCGCTTGAGCATTCATTAAAGCTGTTCTTGCACCAGTTATTTGAGAAATTAGTTGATGTTCTCTATCGGCTGCTTTATTAGCGTCCTCAAATTCAAGTTTATCTTGTTGTATTTGTTGATCCTGTAAAACTTTGGCTTTATCAACATCGATTCTTTGTTGTTCTAGTTGTGCATCAATAGCTTGTTTTTGCGCTTGTAGTTCTAGTTTCTGTTGTTCTATTTGGATTTGAGCTTGAGCAAGCATTTCTTCGGCTGTTGGCCCTTTCGGCTCTTGTTCTTCTTGAGCAATTAAAGACTCTTCAACATTCCTTCCAACTTTAAACGGCTTAGAAATGAATAGCATAAATTGCTTAAAAGCGTCGGGCGTAATAATGCCAGCCTGAACCATTGGAAAGAACGAGTTTGAAAACTCAGATATTGATCGGATATATTCAATGCGATCTGTTTTTTCTTGCTGCTGGTCAATCTTAATGGTCGAATCAGTCTCAACATTAATTGAGAACGTTCTTAAACGGTCATCCTTAATTAATTTTTCTAGTTCTGGAATTTGCTCTGGTGTGATTGCATAGCCTTTTAAATCTTCAAGAGGTTTCTTCATTGCTTTCTTAAAAGTCTCTTGGGCTTGTGTATTCATCTGCTCTAATCTAGCAACTTCCTCTGGATTATTAGGATCAGTCATTGCTTTTGCTTCATTTAATAAAGCGTCTAGTTCTGCTTGTTTTACTGCTTCAATAGCTCTAATATCAACTATTTTGAGTTGTGTCATTTCTGCTAATTCTTCTACAGAATAGTTTTCAACAGTTAATTCGCAAAGCAATCGGATCAAGTCCCTGACCCAATATTCAAGTTCTTTTTGTAAGGGCTGAATACGAGAAATTGCAAAATTTCCTTTTAGTTGTTGCGCTGTTGCTGTTTCGGATGCAG